TCGCCCAGCGCGCGATTGTCATCTACAATTTGCTTATACTTTCCAACTTCGCGCTTTAGCACGCCCTCGGGATATACTCGCTTGTTACCGTTTTCGGTATTACACTTCTGCATCGGTCCTGACAGTATCATACCACCCTCTTTAACAAAGTGCTTCTCGGATTCCGTCAATAAGTCCTGACAGACGCCGCCTTCGCATAGTTCATAAAATTCTCGGAGAAGTTGTGCCATTGTTTAACCTAACCTATGGAAAAGTCCTGATTGTTCTGCAAACTGAATGAGTCCTCTGACATCTAAAATGTTGTCCACGCCGCCTGCCTTAGCGGCAATAGGGGCGATGTCGACATCCTGTGCCAGTAGCTCTCCAACTTTCGCAAAGGCTTGTGCTTTCTGAGGTGAATCAGGACCCTGAATAACCTGCAAGAGTTCTGGGTTTTTCGTGACAACTTTAGTTAAGCTACCAAATGGTATAGAAGAGTGTAGCGCGGGACTCTTTATATAGTCCTTTACTCCTTCATCTATTGTCTCCCCGCGATTGACTGTCTCGTGCAAGAAGTATCTTGGGTCTATTCGTTTTACATTTTTTCTGCGTGCCATTATATTATTCCTTTAAAGTAGTCAACTGCCTGAGCAGCATCGTCGAACTGGTTGGATCATCCATTTTTTCATGATTGCTCACCTCCTTTGTGGATCACCCTGATCCCGTAATCTTCGACCAACATACTCAAAAAGTATGATGTGCCAGCACTAATGCAACCGCACATGAATGCTGTCATGGGCTGATTGCTAAAACTAAATAGTTCTGTATATGGACTTATGCCCCACAGAAACACACCAACCCAGAATCCCATGCACAAGTGACAGTGGAACAGACGACCGAAGCCGCCCCAGGAAGCACACTCTGGGCGTATCTTATTAAAGATGTGTCCATGTATAATAATAAATGTCATGCCGTAAGCGGCGAGTATAAAGTGTAGTAATTCCATATTAACTTTCATCTTGTCGGACGTCCGGGTCATCTATATCCGGGTGCGCGCCGAGTTCATCTTGTAGGTCTTTTTCAAGTTTGTGATTTAGATCCGGAAGCGGAGAATCTGGGTCTGCTGTTTTGGCGAACCTTATTACAGCTTTCGCCCATTTCTTCAACTTTTCTTTATCTAATAACTGTTCGTACTCATCTTCTATGTTCAGGGTCTCAAAGCCCGGAAGTGTTGTTGCCATAGAATCATCCATTCCTATTATATCGTCTACCACAAAAGCACCTATTCGTCCGCCGTGAGACTTTGCTTTGTCAGCTAGCCACTCAACGGCACGGTCGGATCCTGATTCTAGTGCAATTTGCATTTCGTCTGGGATCCAGTCTAGGACTTCCTCTACACTCTCTACTGCTGACATTATGTTTTTTATTTGATTTGTCGCTACTTTAAATCCAAAGCGAGCCAATGTCTTCCCAATACGTGGCCACTTATTAGCAGCCACCGAAAGCGTTATCTTCTGGGCGAGTTCGCCCCAAGTCTCGGGATTATTCGCGTCCTCAGTTACAAAAGCGCGCCAGTTCTCCATGATGAGTTTCATTTCACTCATGGCTTAATACCGATTGCGTAGGGGATAGTAGTAGTAGCCAGGGCGCATGGAGCCCTTCTCGGCGTACTGTGGAATCTCGCCGTACTCGGTGGAGTCGCGGTCGGACGGATGCACAAACATGTCCTCAAGGTCCTTCTCATACTTGTCGGCGATTTTCTCATGCTCAGCTTCTATTTCTAGGAACTCGGCAATAACAAATGTAGCGGCCTGAAGCGGGTTAACTTGATCGTTCTCAAACACAACCCCCTCAAGAGAGCGGAATACATTTCCTCCCTGGATCGAGGATCGGTCGACAATGCCCCTATCAGCGAGCAGCTCCAGTAAACGATTCTGGAATTCATAAACGTCTTCTGTGGCTGTTGTCTTGGGGAAAGTTGTGATTTTCATTGAGGATGGCACCACGGCAATATCAATCTTTTGATGATCCATAATAAGCAAGGAGCCGTCAAGGGCTCTTCGTGCCTGAAGTTCTACAGTTGCGTTCGGTCCGCCGATGTGGATTTTAATCATTTGCTGACAGCTCCTTGACCAACTCTTGTGTCTTCAACACTTTGTTTAAATCAGTATCCGTAAATTCGCGCTTGCGGAATTCTTCAAGGTAGTTACTTATTCCTTCAAGCTTCTGTGAGATCAATGCTTCTTCGGCTGTCTGTGTGGCTTCTGCTACTAGCGCTTTGAGCCGCGACAGCTCTTCATTAAGATACACACGGAGTTCGAAGCCTTCGTCGGCGAAGCTAGTGATGTATCGATTGAGCAAATCCTTTTGCTCCTGAAGGAGATCAGTGTACTTGCTATTGAATTTCTTTATGAAGGAATGATAAGTGATATTATCAATTGTCTTCATTTCGCCGGTGGTGTCCTTCTGTGACGTCATCTTCTCGATGATTGTCTGCTCAAACAAAACCTTCTTCTTGATTGGCATTTTCGTATTAAAGATAGCACTAACCGAGGCCAGAGATTTAAAGTTTGGTACGAAGTTGGACCAGGTTGTTTGTCCGAGGTTCTTATTGATTGCCGCAATGATTCTTGATTGCGCGCTGAAGACCGCATTATTGTCGAGCTGGGCGTGTGCGAACTTTGTTTCCTGCAATAGTCTTTCTGCAATGTTCGGCTTGACATCTTCAGATTCAAGCAAAATTTTATAGAGGGTCAGCTCTTGAGTGAGGACGGAGCCTGCATTGAAGTGTTCTTTCACCAGGGAAACAATCTTAGCCTTTCTCTCGCTGTCCTTATCGACAATAGCCTTTGTCAACTCTCGCGAGAGGGTTTCATAAATAAAGGCAGTATTTCTTTTCTTATTATGTTTCATCTTTCTTATCCTCTTTGCGCTCCATCTCTTCAACTAGGCGGCGAACCTTTGAAGTGTTTCTGAATAAAACTGCTTCGTCGTTAGTATAAGTAGGTTGCTGTTGCTCCTCTAGACCGACAAGCGATTTAAAGTCGGGCATCCCAAGGGCACCAGGAAGTTTGGACCGAGTGGTTCGAGAGACCGGAACCTCCGGGATTGCCGTGTTTCTCATTTCGCGCCGCATTGGACCACCAGAATATCTGGCGGCGCTGCCGCGTCGTTTGTCTACCTTGACCGGAACATGGTCAGCGCCTTGGTGTTTGTTTTCTTGCGGAAGGTTATTCCCCGGGTTGTCTTCAACGCGGCCCGGGGTTGCCAAGAGAGCAGAGTCGTCGCCTTCGGCTTCGGGCTCGACACCACCGAGGTCTTCGCCGCCGAGGTCCAGTTCTCCTTCACCACCTAGATCACCTAAATCACCCAGATCGCCTTCGCCACCGAGGTCGCCCATGCCGCCTCCGGCAGCTTCCATGGCGCCTTCTTCGGCTAGTCCCTCAAGGTCCTGCTGGTACTTGCGGTCGTAGAACGTCTCTCGCTGGTTGCGGAGGAATTCAGTGTCGCTCATGCCGAGGATGTTTCTGGCAACCCAACGTTTGCTATACACGCCTTCGGGAACTCCGGTGGCTGTGTCGAACTTAGTTTTCATGTACTCAAGCTGCTGCAGTTCCGCCAGTCGTGACGGATTGTTGAGCGTAATCTTAAATGATAATAGATCTTGTCCGCGATAGCCCAAGGTATAGAGATGGACAATGGCCATCTTTTCTAACTCTGCTACTATCGAGCGCTGCAGTCTGGTGATTGTGCGGGCGAAGCGAATGTCCTTCTGGGCTAAAGTTGTTTTATCTTCTGTGCCGCCTTCGAGGTTTGTCAAGTATGCTTGTGGAATCTTAATGGCTGCGAATAGTTTGTCTCGGAGATACTTAACATCGTCAATATCATTAAGGCTTGATGCTCCCTGCAATGATTTAATGTCGGAGCCGACGCCGCCGCGCATTGGAATGAAGTAGTCCTCTTCAAGAGAGAGGGGGTTATAACGCAAATCAACGCGACCAGTGTTAGCATCAACCAGTTGGTTGCGCTTCATCTCGGTCTTGACTTTCTCCATGTACTGAGGTACATCCTGCGGAGGAATATTACCAACGTCAATCTGGAAGATGCGGCGTTCCGGGGCGCGGACGACGCGGTACGCAATCATCGCATCCTCAAGCAAAACAAGCTGGCGCCAAATACGGCGAGCGGGGTCGAGGACCGAGGTACCGTATGGAGAGTAGCGGTCGTTACCCAGGATGCGGAAGTGGGCAACCTGCCAGTTCTCGAAGGTCAGTCCTGCGCCGTTCCACTGGTACTGGACATAATTTGGGTTTGACTCGTCTTGTCCTTCCAGTCTTTCAACCTCGTTGTTGGGCATGCCGATTACTGATGTGATTCCTAGTTTCTCGTCAATATCTAAATAGAGAAAGAAGTCGCCGTACTTGCACATGGAGCGCGCCCAACCGAAACAATTGAACTCAATGTTGAGAGCATCGTAAAAGAGTGACTCAAGAATAGTCTTAATCTCATGGTTCATGCAATCGATATTTAGAAGACGGTCATACTCATTAGAAGTCGTCATCTCGTCGGCATAGATATCAAGTGCTGATGCAATCTCTGGCATGTACTCCATCTGCTCAAAATCGATGTAGCGTTCTGCGCGGTTCTGGCTGCGGAATGCAGCCGACGTCATCATGTTGTAATTCTGGGAATAGTTGTTGTCGGAGCGCTTAAACTCCTGTCCGCTCATAGAACGGAATCGGAAGCGATACTTATCGAGATTGTTGCGTCGATCTTGTCGTGCTACCTGCGTGCGGTAGTTAACAATCGGTCCCGATAGAAGACGGGTTAGTCTCTTAAATAAGGGTGACGCGGGATTGCGTGGGTTTTTCTCGTTATTGTTAGCCATTTTTTAGCCCTTTATTAAACCAGAGTATTGTTCATTGAAGCGCGCTGCCTCACTGCTCCTTTGGTTTTCCTTTGTAACTTTGTGCCCAGCCTGTCCCGGGATCGTTGTAGAGATACTGGTAGAGGCACAAGAAATGCCGCCAATGAAACTCTTGCTATATTCTATACTTTTTTGACTTTCGATAATCACTGTGTCTCTCACCCAACATCCAATAGCAAACGACATAACCAAATCATCGTTATAACTTCTCATCGCCTGCGGTCTTCCGGCATGCCAAATAAATGTTTTCATTTCGGATAACAGGCGATTAGAATTAATAGTAATTAGTTTGTTTCTCATGAACTCTTCCATCTTGGCAACAATCAAAGGTCGAGTCTTAGAAGAAGTTGTAAATCCCGGGATTGCATTGGATTGCCATTGCGCGGTTACGGGATCGATGTATTGGTGGTCTCCTTTAGTAGAATAGTATAAGTTAGGATACTCTTTATCTTGAAGTTTTTTAAGTACTGCGAAGCCAATATTATTGTTTTCTATCACAACCATAGGGTTGTTGTATTCGGATGCGACATTGTGAAGTATATCGGCGAAGTCATCTGGTGTGGGTTTTCCGATGTATTCGGCTACTTGTCGCATATCATCAAGTTGAATAATATGGAAGGCGCTGTTATCTTTGCCATCGCC